GCTGTTGGCCGCCCGCGATGCGCTGGAGCTGCTGGACCTGGCCCATCTGGCCCTGGCGAAACTGCTCCTGCTGAGCGCCCGCGAGCTGCGGGGCCTGCCGGGTCATCGCGATTTGCTGACCCTGGTCGATCCCGATGCCGATCTCGTTGCGGAACGGGTTCTCCGCCGAGGGAGCCGAACCGGCCGCAAGGCCACCGAGCAATGTGTCGTACCAGGCCATGGTGTGCTCCTAGGAAGTGCGCGCCGCGCCGACAGGGTAACGCGGACCGAGCACGCCGCCGATCAACAATAGCTCGGAAAGCTCGAAGGACGCCCCAAAGTCTGCCGTGTCCTCGATGTCCTCGAGCTTGAAACTGATGGACTGGCACCGCTTGTTCAGGTGGACGGCGCGCTGATAGCGGGTCGTGTCGCCGCCCGCGCCGCCGTACGGACCCGCGCCGTAGGGTCCCGCACCGTATGAGTCTGGGTTGTAGTTGGAGTCCACTTCCATGTCGATAGGCGCGCTATAGCCCTCGTCGTAGTCGATGCGGTAGCGCATTCGCAGCGTATGCGGGCTTTTCCAGGTGCCCAAGAACAGCGCCCACAGGACCTTTTGGAAGCCCTGGAGATAGCCCGTCATCTTGATCCAGGCCGTCTCGATCTTCATCTGGATGTGCATGTTGTCGTCGGCGAATCGCCCCGGGGTCTCGCGGAACACGCGGCCATCCGTGCGGAGGTAGTTGTACGTGTTCGCGACGACGACCGCATCGAAGCCGGTGTGATTCGTGTACGTGCTCCACTGCTGAATGTCGGGCGTGTAGTCGTACAGGAGCGTGCGCCCCGCATCGGTCAGGAACACAACCTGGTGACGGTCCGGCAGTAGCGTCGCCCGGGTGATGAGCTGGTCTTTGTACGCGTAGACCGGGTCTCCGATGGAGATGACCTGGCGCGAGCGAGACAGGAGCATGATGCCTTTGTCGCTCTGGAACATGATTCCGATGGGGCTTTGGCAGATGGACGCGGGCGACTTACAGCCCACGTCGCCAGTCACGAGCGCAGCGGGCGAGAAGGCGGCATCACTCGTTGCTGGGGCAGGTGCTGGCCCTGGGCCGCCGACCACATAGATGGCCGTGCGCTTGAACGCGTAGATTGCATCGTCCATCACGGCCAGCGCAACGATGTCCCCGCCGTACGGGTCCACCTGCAGCGACAGGTCGGCGGGTGATTCCAGCCCGTACTCGTCGCGAATCTCCTGGCTATAGCGCACCACGTTGCCGTCGCTGGGGTCCGTCCAGAACAGGCGAGACTTGCCACCCGCGATGGCAGCGCCGGCCATAGGCGATGGCGAGTTCGAGAGCACGCCACCGACGGTGTAGAGGATCTCTTTCGTGATCAGATCCGCGTCGCTCATGAAGTCCACGAACATCGTGAAGTCGGTCGACGGGTCATTGTCGATGAACCGATTCGCCCCCGATGTATCGGCCGGGTCCAGCGAGGTCACTCGATAGAACGTGATCGCCGACGGGTCGCCGGTCTGGTTCGCAGGCGAGCGGAACACCCCGATCCGAATCCTGCGCTTGCTCGATAGACGGCACGTCGGGATGAGAGCGGTCACCGTGTCATCGGCGACACCGAGCACGACGTTGACCTGGACGGACTCGGGGCCGAGGTGTAGCTCGCCCTGCGCGTCAATCTGCTCGTAGACGAACTTGTACCCGTAGGTGGCCGATGGCGTGAGAGAGCCTGCTCCGTTGCTTCCCACGACGGAGATGACCTCGCCCTCTGGCCGGTCAGGCGCGCAGTGGAATCCGGCCTCGGTCCACTGGTCGCCGTCATAGTGCGCCATCAGGGCGCCCGCGAGGTAGAGACCACGTCCGAGCGTCGCGCTCTGGTAGGCCACGTCGTCGTCGAAGTTGTAGGAGACGAGCTTGATGCCAGCCTCGCCGAACTGGTCGCCGTCCTCGCTATCGAGCTGGATGCGGTAGCCCAGCGTGATGGCGTGCTTGCGCGACAGGTAGGCCGCGTCCGGGGTGACTGCGTGCGAGCTCGGCAGATGGGTGCTCGGCAGCTCGCCCGTGCTCGAGCCCGGCAGGGAGCGCGCCACGACGACGGTGCGATTGCTGCCGTCCACCAGGCGGACGATCGCCACGTACGGAAAGAACAGCACCGGATGCACGATGGGGATATGCACGGTCCCGTCGTCGACAAACGCCCGACCGACGAGGTTGTGCCCGCGCAGCACGTCCGCGAGTGCCGTAACGACGCCCGACCCTGCCATGCGCCCCGTGATGATGGCGTTCACGTCAGGGGTGCCACCCGCGTACTCGACGGCCCACCAGATACCAGCGTCCGTGCTCTCGTCGAATTCGGCCGCGACCCGCGTGCCCGACCCTGCAGCGCTCGGAAGGTCGGTGCTACTCGAGGTCAGGTCGTCGACGTTGACGAGATAGATGACGGTATCGGTGGCCGTCGTGAACACCACGCCGATGTCGATTTGCCCGGTCTTGTTGTACGTGCAGGCGATGCCGCTCGTCACGTCGTCGGGATAGGTCGCCGCGGACGGAAGGCCGGTCACGGGCGAGCCCAGCACGCCCGACGGATGCACGTAGGCCAACCGCCAACCGAGCGCGGTCACCCAGGCGATGATGGCGGGTTGCTCGGAGATCATCGTAGCGGTGGCAAGCGGGTTGGCATCGGTGACGCCGAAGGGACACGCGTCATAGCTCGGGTTCGTGACCGACAAGTCATCCGTGAGCGCCAGCGTCACGGGCAGCGCAGCCGGAAGCGTCGGGTTGACGACGGCACAGTAGATGCGCCCATCGGGCACGTTGGCCCAGTAGACGTGCAGGACGGTGCCGGTCGGAACGCACCGCGGCCGCGAACCGTCCGCATCGAGCTGGGTGGGCTCGAGCAATAGCCGACCGCTCTCGGTCTCGACGATGGACATCCACACGCCGCCGCGCGAGTCCTCCCACGCGCACACGGTGACCCCGCCATTGGTCGCGTGGTCCGGCGTCGTTTGCGTAGTGCCCGTGCGCGCGATGGGCTTGTCCGTGCTCGTCACCGACGCCACCGGTCCGGCGTCGGCCCACTTGTCAACGCTCTCGCGATAGGACAGCCCACGCTCGCCATCGAACAGGTGCAGCTCGGTATCGCGGGCGACCGCGAGGCCCACCGGGTCTGAGTAGTTCACACCCTCCGAGTCGACGATGCGCCCGAGCGCCCGGTAGCCGTTGCGCTTGGCGAGCGTGGTTGATCGGATGAAGGTCGCGTTTTGCAGGTCAAGCAGCCTGGTCGCCGGTACCTGCTTCTCGTCCTGTCGCGTTTCGATCCCGCCTTGAAATTGCAGTGGGAGTGGCTGCTTGGTGATCACGGCCTATTCCAAGCGATATCGGCACCGAATATGCCGTCAGCAGTAAGGAAGTCCGTGGACACCTTGATCACGTACTTGTCCTGACCAAAGACCTCGTTAACCCCGACGGCGCCGAGGGTGATATTACCGGGCGCTGCCGCGTTGCTGGTGATGACCGCGCCGACGAGCACGAGTGCACCAAAGACCGACTGCTTGTAGAGAGCCGCCGAGACCGTGGTGCCAGCGCCTGACAGCTTGTTGTAACGGATGTTCCACGCCAATAGCTGATCACCTTGGTCCAGGTTGATCGGAAAGAACACCGGATTGGCAGCTACCGTCGCCCCGGTCTGATTCCATGACGTGCCCGTGTCCAGGAACGTCCATCCGATGGTGCCGACCTGGACACCGCCAAGCGCTTCGGACGGCGGGATCCACCGAGCTCGGGCGCCCGTGATAAGCAGGTCGTCGCCGGACACGTCGCCAGACGCTGTAATGGTGCCGGTTACCGATACCGACTGAGGCACCACGTTACTCGCGAGCATGACCCCGGCAGGCGTGACTTGAACGAGCTGCTGAGTTCCCGGCAGCGCCGCGAACAGCGTGAGCGCGTAGCTCGCCGCGAGCGCTGCGGGCGACTGCAGGCGTACGCGGTTCACGACGAGCGTGTTCTGCTCGAAGATATCCACCTGACCCGAGGCGAGCCCGGCCCATGGTCGCCCGCCGCCTGGGTCCTCTTGCTTGAACGTGTAGTTGTTGTTCGCGTCGACGTACGCGACGAGCGCGCCGACTGCCGAGTAGTCACCTCCGATGCCGCCCGTGAACGCGCCGACGTTGAGCGCCGCCCCACTCGTCACCTTGACGTTAACGCCGCCGACGGTGCGGTAGTACAACTCGCTGTCTGCGGTGTTCACGAAGAACGCGCCCGCATAGGCGGCCACGGCAGCAGCAGCAACGGGCTCGAAGTCGATGGCCTTGAGGCCGGTGATTGCGTTCGTTCCCGCTGGAACGTCGGCGTTGATGTTCAGACCGGCCGACGGTACCGCTACGCCCTTGCCTGGCTCATGCGTATGCTCGTCGACGACGAACCCGAGCGCGTCGTTTAGGATCGTATCCCACACGTCATCGTCATCCCCTTCGGTCGGGAGGATGAGATTCATGTTGGCACTAGGCGGTAGGGGCATGGTTCACCAGAACTCGATGGGGCACGCGGGCTGGTCGACGCCGACCACCGTGATGATCGCAAACTGGTCGCCGTCGGCCGCGAAGGCCCACGCGAACGTCGCGTCCGGCACCGTAGGAGTCAGCGTGCAACCCGTCGCCTTGCGACCGAGCCGGGTGGTGATGCGGTTGGCACCGACCACGAGGTCAGCAGTCCGCTGTGACCGCGAAGCCGGGGTGCCTGCGATGACGCGCTCGGCGAGCTGGTCAAGCATGCGCTCGTTGCCCTCCTGGTCCTCGCCATGGTGCGGCACCATCTGCGCGCGCACGGGCGGCCTCTGTGGCTTGGCGAGCGCCATCAGAACCACCCGTCATCGGAACTGTCATCGCTCGAGCTGAGCGGCGGTCCGGTCGCTGACAGGTAGAAGGGCTCGGCGGCGTCGCGGTTGTCGGCGGCCGTGCGTACCCACTTGGTGAGCGTCTCGATCTTCGTGAGGGCAGGCGTGGGGTCCAGTTCCTGGCGGTCCAGGCAGTCACGCCACGCGATGGCGAGCACGAGCTTCTGCTCGTTGGGCACGTCGAACGTCACCACGTCGGGGTCATCGGTGAGCGTCGTGCGGATTGGGATGTAGTACGTGCGGAAGGTCCCCGCCGCGCCAGGAGTCGGCACGAACACGAGGCTACGTCCCTGGATGCGGTAGCGGGCCGGGCGAGACCCGGACACCGGGTACAGATGCGCCGCCTCGAGGTCGTGAGGGAACAAGCGAATCCATCGGTCGGGCCCTGTCGAGTACTCGACCTTGCGAAGCTTGTAGAAGTCGCTCGGGAGTGCGTAGTAGTCCTGGCCGATGATGAAGGCGGTCTCTGCACCGAGCTTGGTGTAGTAGTCGGCCCACTTCTCGATTTGGATCTCGTAGGACTCCTGGAGTGCATCGTTCAGGAACTCGTTGAGCACCGCTCGCGTGAGGTCCGTAGAGACGGTGTCGCCGCTTGTCCCGTCGATCTGCATCCGACGCGCGAGCGACGATCGAAGTT